GGCGGCGCATCGGCAACGCTAGTAAATAGCGCCTCAGCAGCAGCCCAATTCCAACTTACTACTCAAACTCAAACAGGCCTGGTAACAGGACTCGACAAGAGTATGATTTCTAGCGGAATGATTAACGCAGTAAACCAGGAAGGCGCAGACGGAATCGCGTCTATTGTTAGTGAATCTTTTGACAATGCTCCGCAACTTTGGACAAATGGATATTTAATAGCGGTTGATACCATTTATCTTGGCGGTAGAGCATCAACAGGATTTGCAGAAGAAGTGTACTGTACGCTAGTTATGGAGTGTACTGTCGAAACTATGACACAAGCGGCTGCTATGGCTTTAGCGCTATCTCAACAGTAAGGATTGATGTCTATGGCATTGACACCTAGAGAGCGCGCCCTGGTCGAAGAAATCTCGGCTCGGCAACGCAATTTAGAAATTTTAATTGGTTCTATGATGGGTGGTAGTTTAGGTCGAAATTTCGTCCAGATGTCTCATGACAATCCTCTAAGCTCTTCTTTAGTGAATTTATCTCAACACAACCTGGCTGCGGCTAGCGCGGGGAAAAAAATTGGAACTAAAATTGCGAAGAGAAAAAGAAAAGTTAGCGGCTATCAACGCGAGTTCGGCCGCCAACTAAAACAATTGAAGAAGAAACATCCTAGGACTGATATTTCCAGGCTAATGAAGAAGGCGCATATTGCCACCAGGAGGACGAGAAAATGAAACCAACAGGACGAACTTTGACGCTAAGAGGAACGACAGAAGGATTCCGAGGTATTGATTGGTACTCAGAAAACATTCTCGATTACGCTAATGTCCTGGACATTACAAAAGCCTGGCGCTTGAGATGGTTCGAGTGTTGGCCTGTTAATAGTGTATCTTTGCAGAATCCAGGTTCAGGTATGGAAACTAGTTTAGAATCACTATTGTCTATTGAATTACCTGCTGCTATTCAAAATCGTGCGGATGATAATCGCCTGGTCGCCTGGTCAAATCAAGCATATCACCAGGGCGGCAAAACTGCTGGCGCTAATGGTATGGGAATTCTTGGCCACCAGGTTGTCATTGACCCTGACCATATCATACAAAAAGAATTGAATATATCATTTAGATTTCTAGGAGGTAGTGCATTTGAAGATAATCCAATTGAAGTGAACTATATTGTTTACCTGGAAGAAGTACAAATTACCCCTAGTGAATCAATAATTAGTACCATCAAGACTTCTGCTCAATCATTGAATCAGTAACCAGGTTGCATTTCCGGTTTTCGACTTTTGCAGATCATAGCTCTTCGACTGCAGAACTAGAAAAAGTGCGATTTTAGCCAAATTTATTTTTGGCCATTCCGAATTCCGGAAATTATTCTTCATATTTCCAGGTTTCATCTCTCTTCAAATTTAGCCTGGAAGCCTTGACGAATGTTATAGTGCCATATCCTTTCTTTGTTTTTCTTCTCATCCATTCAACATTTCGTTTCCTGGCTGCCCATTCTGCATCCTCAGCAGTTGAATAATATCTAAATTTAGTTACTCTTTTTCTTCCTTTGTAGAATGTTTGAGGCGTTGTTAATAGTATTGAGTTCCTGGTTCCACATTGACGACATTTTGAGTCGTACCTGGAAGACCTGGACGATACATTCCAAGCCCTAGAACATACCTTACAAGTCCAAACTATATGCCTGGCTTTTCTCCATCCACCGGATTGAGAATAATCCTGGGGGTCAAGTCTCTTTCTTCCTAATGAATCGTATTTTTTGGGGTCGGGTTGTGAGGACATCTGCTACTACGACCCACACTTCCGCCAAGAACCCTTCGAAGAATGCTGGCTTCTTCACCGCTTCGCGGAAAGGATTGAAATGAATCCCTGGCGTCATAGCCTCCGCTAATATACATCATAGGACAACAGAGGTGTTTATTACAATTCTGACCCACAAACATTGACTAAATACCCCCTATTCTCTGCTATCTTTATGGCAAAATCAGATAGTTTTTTCATTCGCGCACAAGTAAACTTAGGAAACACAAACAACTTCGACCAGGCGGCAATAGATTTGGGCGCTTATGTTGATGCATTGGGTAAAAGTGTACTCAGAATTCACAACATAGCACCTTCATTTACTGATGCTGGCGGCGCATCGGCAACGCTAGTAAATAGCGCCTCAGCAGCAGCCCAATTCCAACTTACTACTCAAACTCAAACAGGCCTGGTAACAGGACTCGACAAGAGTATGATTTCTAGCGGAATGATT